TCCCACTACTACCAAGGCGACCTGTACCCCTTTCTGACGGAATGGCTTTAAGCTCCTCGTATGTATATTCTTCTATCTCAACTTCTGGAACAGGAAGTACAAGAGCCTGACAAATGGCTTTTTCATATGGGTATAAAATGTAATTAGCTTCTCCATATGAGAATAACAAAATACTAGCAAAATCGTTAAAGTCAGTAATAGACTCTTTCTTGCAAATAACTATCGGTACGTCATTTGTATTAGTAATTGGAACACCCCACTCACCACGATAGCCACTGTCGATTATTCCACACCTCTGTGCCATGCCCTTAGTGCCTGTTGAACTTCTCTCGTGCAATACGAAACAGTAATCTGTATCACAAGCTGAAGCTATGCCTGTCGGTATTATAACCGTAGTATGTGGTTTTATTATTATGTAATCTTCATCAAAACAAGGATAAACGTCATAGCCTGCATCTTCTAGTCTTTTGGTTGGTATAATTGCGTTTGGTTTTGTCTTTGCAAATTTTACTGTTGTTATCATTTTATCTCCTTTACTTTTCTTTTGCTTTATGTTATAATTAATAGAGTCATTAGTCGCCACCATTCAGAAACATAATATTGAACACATTATAATTTCTATGGTGGCTAATGACTTATTTGATGTCAAAGGGTTTGCTTATATGTAAACCCTTTTATTTTTGTTTTGTGTGGTTAATCGCACCACAATACTACTTTGTTTTGCTTTAGGCTTTCTTGCACATCAATGACCCTCTGATTGCTTGACCCTCGCCATTTTAATGTTATGTCACGTTTGTCATCTTCGTATTGACCGTCAATGACTACATCAAGATATTTCATAATAGGCAAGTCTTTAATTTCTTCCCACTTATATCCTGTGTACAACCATTGTGTTTTTGTAGGACAAAGTGCTGTTATCATATTAGATATGTTTGTTACATATGCACGATTTTCAGGGCAAAGTGGTTCTCCACCAAGAAATGATACACGCTGTATGAAAGGTTGTTTAACGGCTTTTATGAGAGTATCGTATTCATATAAGTCAAACTCTTTGCCACCATTAAAGTCCCAAGTGCTAGGATTAAAGCAATTAAAACAGTGAAAATGACAGCCTTGTACAAACAAAGCGACCCCAATGCCTTCTCCATTGCTAATATCCATTTGTCTTATACTAGCATATCTCATTGTTTATTCTCCTATATTATGGTTATCAAGGTGAACATACCTCTGTTTAATTTCTTGAGTTCTGCCTTGATTCCAAAAATTGCTACCAATATCCTTTTTTACCCTCGGTTTCCCGATATTTATGAGGGGAGTAGACTATACAATTTAACAATATTATTATTCGTTTTATTATAAACAATTTAATATTATCAATAGGTATTATAGTCGTTGAACGTTCTCCTTCACCATTATGTGTTAAGGAGCTTCGATGCGTTTGAGTGACTTGCACACTCGATTGTCCCTACCCTAATTACTTTTTATGGTTTCTATCCTGTCGGACTATTGAATTTTAAATTCGCACCACCGTCACGTTTATCGTTTCCAATTCCGTTGTGGTGAATTAGGATTATGGGGAGTTCTCCGCAGTTTAACCTATTTAACGTGGACTATATTGTTAAGTCAATCCACAAGTGCGTCTAGCAACATTCATTTTATTTGTATCTCTATTGCCACAATTAGGACACTCCCAAATTAGCTTATTATTGTTATCAATGATTTTGATTTCTCCGTCATATCCGCACACTTGGCAATAATCGCTTTTTGTATTAAGTTCGGCATACATAATATTGTCATAAATAAACTTAATTACTTCAAGAATAGCAGGAATATTATTTTGCAAATCAGCACATTCTACATAACTGATCGCACCGCCTAGACTTAGTGATTGGAATTTGCTTTCAATAGCCAATTTCTTAAATGGGTTGATTTTTTCAAAAACAGGAACGTGATAAGAATTTGTTATATAATCTCTATCTGTAATACCCTCAATAATACCAAAACGTTTTTTTAGACATTTTGCAAATTTGTATGTTGTGGATTCTATTGGGCTGCCATATAATGAATACCCAATATTTTCTGCACTTTTCCATTGTTCACATTTCCTATTAAGTCTTTCCATTACTTCGAGACCAAATTTTTCACCTATACTGCTGTCTGTATGACTATGACCTGTCATATATTTTACACATTCATAAAGACCTGCATAACCAAGTGAAATAGATGAATAACCACCATAAAGATATTTATCTATTTTTTCGCCTTTCTTTAGTCTAGTAAACGCACCGTCTTGCCACAGAATTGGTGCAACATCTGATAAAGTTCCTTTGAGTCTTTCATGCCTGCAACGTAAAGCCTTGTGACACAATTCTGTTCTTTCTTCAAATAGCTGCCAAAATTTATTTATATCTCTATTTGATGATAGAGCAACGTCAACAAGGTTTATCGTAACAACGCCCTGATTAAATCTACCATAGAATTTGTAATTATCATTTTCATCTTTGTATGGAGCTAAAAAGCTTCTGCACCCCATTGATGGGAAACAATTACCCTCTTTTAGTTCCTTCATTTTCTTTTCACTTATGTAATCTGGCACTAATCTTTTAGCAGTACACTTTGCGGCTTCAACAGTAATGTCCCAATATTTTGAGCCCTCTCTTATGTTGTCCTCTTCAAGAACGTAAATAAGTTTAGGAAAAGCAGGTGTAACATAAACACCATTTTCATTTTTCAAGCCAAGAATACGTTGCTTAATAAATTCCTTAGTTAAAGCTGCCAATTCTTCTTTATATTCATTTGTTTCACCGAGGTACATGAATACAGTTAAAAATGGTGTTTGCCCATTAGTGGTTGACATACTGTTAATTTGATAATTAAAAGTTTGAACACTATCTTCAATTTCTTTTTTTGTATCAAGTCTTGCAAATTCTACAGATTTATCATAGTCTAGTCCACGATCTTTATATTTATTTAGATGATAAATATAACTATCTCTAACGAAAGGGGCTAAATGTGCAAGTGTAATACTTGTACCACCATATTGAGAACTTGCTACGGCAGTAATAATCTGTGTTGCAATCGTAGTTGCCGTAATAAGTCTATGTGGCTTTTCAATTTTCACCTTATTAATCATTGTACCATTCTGCAACATATCTTCAAGATTTACAAGACAACAATTACTTATATGTTCTGCGAAATAGTCCATATCATGGAAATGGATAATGCCTTGCTTATGTGCTTCAACTACATCTAATGGCAATAGAAATCTTTGTGAAATATCCGTGCTTGTAATTCCTGCAAGGTAATCTCTTTGTGTTGTGGCGAGTGTTGCGTTTTTATTTGAATTTTCGTTATTCCAATAATCATTTACACCATCAATTAATTCAAGAATACTTTTATCGGTTGTATTGCTTTGTCTTACAAGACTACGTTTATATCTATATGTAATATAGGCTTTTGCTACATTTCTGTCATAATCCATAAGCGTTGTTTCAACTATATCCTGAATATCTTCTACTGAAATTTCTGCCATGGCTTCAAGCTTTCTGCACACATCACAACATATGTCGCTTGCAAGTTCGGCATTTATATCCGATGTATCAGAATAAACTTCATTATACGCTTTCAAAATTGCCTTACCTATCTTTGCCCTTTCAAATTTTACTTTAGTTCCATCTCTTTTAATTACTATTTTGCACATTTTATCGCTCCTTATCATCGTTTACAATAAACTCTATTCTTTGTTCGTTATCTGTATTCTCTATGTTCTCTGGCTTTAAGTCTAATTCTATTTCTGTACCCACATCAGTTTTCATAATCATGTTAATTGCTTTGTCAATATCGTTCCAATTCCTACAACGATATTTTTGATGTAACATATGAATATTGCTTTCATATGACTCAAATCCAAGTCTATTCCATGGATAATCAAATAAAATTTTATGATAATAGCCACCAACTAAATTGTCTACGCAATCATCAATTAGAATGTCAATATCCCCACCGAGCATTTGCTTGTTCTTTATGACTACTAGGCTATCATACATATTTAAAAATGGAAGTTGTTCTTGTAACCAAGCTGCTTTATTAGAAATATTCTGTGGGGCTGTAGCTGTTACTATGTAGATTTCACAACCTAAATCATGGTATTTCTTCAATGTAGTGGCACAATTTTCAAGCACCTTTATATTTTCCCATACCCTCTTATCTGTGAAATAGTCATAAAACTTGTCTTGAGATACATTTTTAAAGAACTGTCTCATATTATAGGTAGTTATATCGGCAACGGACAAATTATCATTATAGTCCTTATTATAAACATCAATAATGCTCTCTGCTAAATTATTAATGACATTATCACAATCCACACCAATTCGCCAAGGTCTAGGTCTTTTCAGATTTGCTTTCAGTCCCATTGGCATTTCCCCCTTTATCATTCTCGTCTAATTCATCCAGTATTTCGGTTACTGTTCTATAGGCTATTAGAAAACCAAGTGCAAGTCCAACCAAAGCACCAATAATAAAATTAGCCATTTTTATCATGTTCCTTTCTGTATTTTTCGTATTCATCTCTAATTTGCTCCAAAGTATAAATTTTATACGGTATATGTCTGTTCTCACAATACACAACCTCCGTGCGACAGCCTTTAGAGGATCGCCAATCATTTGAAAGAACACTTGAACAAATAATCATTTCATCTGTAAGTTCTTCAAGTAACAACAGAGTCATGTTCAATCCTTGTTCATAAGTGGTACAATCGTAAAGGTTACCAAACATTGCAATGGGATTGAGATACAAATTCTCAGGGTGCATTATAGTTAATAGTTTTTGGCACTCATTTATTTTACTTAAATTTTCTTGCTTGCCACCATATGGGTGAGATAAGTAAACAATACTATTATAATGTTCTCTGTTAATTATGTTCGGTTTCGGTATCATTATCTCCCTCCTGCTTAGTTGTAAGTCCTACTACATACTTTCTTAGATTTTTATAAGCTGTGTTGATATTTTCATCATTATTGATAATATAATCAACAGATGATTTGCAGTTTTTAAATTCTATCTCGTCTTGCTCAAAACGTTTTCTAGCTTCTTTAAATGCTTTGTCAATATTCTTATACATTTTATAATAACGTCTAAACAGGCGATCATGCCGAGTAATCGGCAGGCAATCTATAAAGATAGAATAAATCTTTCTATTCCCCCTGTACTTTTTACGGAGTTCATTAAGCCCTGTTTGGTCTACGACATAAAGATCATATGTATCATCGTCAATTTGACTTGCCGTTACTCCATAATGATTATCAAGATAATAGTTATAAGCCACGATATCATTAAGTGCCTTAAATTCCTTTTCTGAAACAAAGGTATGACCTGCTTCACCTTCGTATCTCGGAGAACGAGTTGTGTAAGAGGGTATCTGCTTCATATTAAATTCTTTTTCAAGCATTTGTACAAGTGTTGATTTGCCACTTGCCGAAGCTCCAAGTATACAAAATAATGGTTTACTCATCTGTGCCTCCTGTTATCAATTCCGAATATGGCAATGCCTTAATCCAATCACAAAAAGCTCTCCACTCGTCAAGCTTGTGGTTCTTACGAGATTTATAAATATTTGCCAGTACCTCGTAATTTAACATAACCGTTCTACGCTGATTGTAACTACTTGGGAGAAGCTGTATCATCTGCCACCAAACATCTTTTTTGCTCGGGCAACCTTTGATTTCAAAATCATCTGGATTATAATTAATATATAATGTTCTATAATCATTTAATACTTTTATTATTTCTTCTAAAATCTTATGTGTTCGTATGTCAAGATGTTCATATGAAAAATCCTCCAACGCAAACTCTTTCTCAGCAATCTTGTGCATGGTACTGCAAGAGTTTACAACAGTACCAACTTTATATGTATCATGTTCTTTCCACCAATACAGTGGTGCTGTAATGTCAGCATACACCGCAATCATACGCATGAACTTACGGTGGTCTGTACCTGCCTTAACGAGTTTCATAACGAGTTCGTAATCGGCTTTACCTAATTTAAAGACTCCATCATTACGAAAAGGATGATTACATATTTTATGATCCGGACAATTAGCGCATCCAATATGATGAGGATAGCCACAAGTACCACTATCACTCCTCTCCCAAGAGTTCATAGGATTGCGCATACCTCTGATGGCTGCCTCCCAGCCAATTACTTCAACATTTTCAATTTTTATCATCGTCTTTTCCTCTAC